TGTTGTTATCAAAGCCTACCCAGTTACCCGGCTCGTCGATGGCCTTTTCTCCGTCGTAATACACGTTCATAATCTTCGGCATAACCCCGATGTTCTGGACGTATTTTTGAACTGTGGCTGGCGTACCAGCCGAACCTCCGTTGATTGCAAAACCACCCTTGGCCGGCGTCTCTGCCACGGCTGCGACATAAGGAACGGTCGTCGTAGCCGTTGCGGTCATCGGCGATTCAGCCGTTGCGCTACCTGTGAATTCAGTACCAACCGGACCAGAAACGTCGATGTATGCTCCGCTGGCCGTGTATCCTGTGGTGGCGTTCCACCCAGTCGTAGAAACTCCGGACGTCGCTCCTTGGATGTACCAAGTAAACGTACTCGCAAAGTTATAAAACGCCTGGGAATTGCTGCCTGCCGTATCAAGCATCCATTGCTTGGACTGGCCGATGTAGAAGTCTGGGATGAATTCTCCGTCCAGATATGGGATGACTTCTCCGGTACTCCACTTCGCCAGAACGAATGTCTTACCTCCGTACAAGTTACTGTACACTACTTCAGAAAGCGTAGGGTATGGTCCGTTGGCAAACGTCCATTGAGGATGCTTGAGGAATCTGACAAACATTCCGTTAGTGCCTAGCGGAAGTTCATTAAATACCGTGTTGGAAGTCCATCCGTCCGTAAACGTGTAGATCTTGTCAGCCGTAGCCTGTAGTCCGTGGAACGGACGGTTGAAGATATTGGCGTTGAGGGGATTGATTGCCTCGAAAGTCTTACGCTTCTCAATCTCACCGCCACGCGAGACGTGGGCGTTCTTCAGCATCTGGAGCGTACCGGGGCGAGCCGTGAGGGGATGCCTCCGCGTGTCGAGGCCGGCTGAAAAGTTCTCGACGACGATATATGCCATAAATTACACCCGGTTGCTAGGGACGATTCGCGCGCCGAACAAAGAGCGTTCATCCACGGACGGCAGACCGCCACCCATCACGAAGACATCATTCTTGATGCCGCTGCCCTTGAGCTTGGTGAACAGTTCGTTGGCCGCACTCATCTTGCCCTGGGCGTCGTCAGACTTCGCGCGAGCGAGCATCTCGGCAGCGGCGAACAGCACGATCAGATTGTCGTCCAGCAGGGCGACGTCGCCGTCGTTGACCATCTTCGGCAGCTTCTTGATCGCCTTGAAACGGACGACACACTCGTTACTGGAAGGCGTAGGCCAGACTTCAAACTGGTTGCCCTCGTAGTGACGCCACCGGGTGGGCGGGTCTTCCTTGTCGCCGTCGGCGATGTCCGAAGAATTGTACTGCTCCGTGCCGATGCCGTAGTCCAGCTTGCGCCAGCTGTCCGAGTACTTGACGTGGGCTTCCGTGATTCTACCGAAGTCGATCTCTGGGTCGAAACCGTAGTACCGGGAGCCGTTTACCATTGGTTCGTCTCGCTCGATATACGCGAACGGCCAGTCGAACTTTTCCCACAGCCAGGATTGGGTGCGATTGAGGATCTGCTTCAACGCCGGCAGGGAGTTAACTCCCATCGCCACGTTGGTCGAAGCACCGATCTCTGCCCGCAGGGCATCGACCAGCGCGGAAAGCTGGGTGCCGCGAGCCATTGGTTACTTCTTCTTGGAGGTTTCTTCCGGCACTTCGACGCCGACTTCGGCGAGGGTAGAAGGAAGCTTGGCGGTGACACCAGGGAAGAACCGGGCGATCGCGGCTTCGCCATAATGCTTTTCCAGGCGAGAGCGTTCAGCACCCTGTTCGACAGAGGCGGATCGGGACTTCTTGATGTTTACCACCGCATCATGGCCGTGAATGGCTTTGAGGATGGCGATTTCGGGGGCGGTGACTTCCTTGCGAACAGTGTTCTCAAGGGAGCCGGCGAGTCGGATTTCAACGTTGGCGTATTCCATCCATACATGGTGCCACGGCTTGCCGTTGTTGCAAGCAAAAGGGGGTGGCTACTTGCGTAACCACCCCCTGGGGGAGCCTATCGACTACCGATTAGTCGGTGATTTCGTAGACGGCGCAGCCAGTGAACTGCTTGCCAACGAGGCCGCCGGTCCAGGTCATGGCACGGTACAGGACGTACTGGTCATGCGGGCGGGCCGGGTTATGCTGCTTCTTGTCCTCGCCGTCCATCACCATGAGGTTGATGTTCGACTGGTCGATGAAGTACGCACGGTTGGTGTAGCCGAGGTCGTCCAGGGTGGGGTCGTACACGAAGGTGCCGACGCCGCGCATGGAGATACCGGCAAGGCCGATATCCGTGTCGGACTTGGCGAAACCAGAATCCGTGTAGGTACCCTTGGAGGTGATTTCCTTGTCGAGGTATTCCAGGAAGCCAGAACCACAGAGGACGATGGACGGCTTTCCGCCGAAGCGGGTGAGCTGGCGAACTTCCTTGCGGAGGAATTCGCTGACTCGCTGCTGGCCGGAGACCCAGGTGATGGCGTTAGCGCCAACGGCGGAGCGGTTGCGCCACTTGACGTTGGTAGCACGGTCGATGCCGCCGACGGTGCCGGTGGTGGGGTCGTCCGTGATCAGCGACGTCAGGCCGGGAACGACCTTGGAGTCCTGGGTGCCGTCGAGCCAGAGCATCTCGTTGAACGAGCGAGCCCAGCCTTCGGTCATGTCCTTGAGCTTTTCGTCGAGGATGCCGGTCAGGACCGTGAGGTCGCGCTCGGAATGCTTGGACGTAGAAGCGCCGGTCGTCGAATCGACGACGGACAGGCCGTCGTGCTTCAACTCGGTCAGCGTCAGCGAGATACCAGCGTGGATTTCCTTCCACTGGTAGTTAGCGCGCTTCGTGTTGGCCGGGTTGGCGTACGAGACGGTATCGTTGTGGGTGAAGCCAGCGATCGCGGTCGTGTAGTCGAAGGTGACCGGGATGCTGATGGAGCCCTTGCCGCCAGGGAAGGTCTTCTGCTTGCTGGTCATGGCCTTAAGCAGAGGCTTTTCCTGGATGTTCTGGGCGAAGGCCGGACCCTTGATGTAGTAATCGAGGGCCGACGCGGTGATGTTAGCGAGTTCGGCGTTAGTGAATGCCATAGTAGTTTTTGGTTAGCGGGTTTGCATTGCGCCGAGACGAACCGCCTCTAGGAGGCTGCGCGGCTGGGCCGTTGCGTTGGCGGACGACGTGGAGCTGGACACGTGATTGACAGGTCGTCGCTGGGGTGCGAATCGGGAAAGCCGCTCCTTGATAGTGGAGTGGGCGCGCTCAACGAGCGCAAGAGCCTCCTCCGGAGTCGTCGGCTTTTCCGCCTGCAACATCAGTTTGACCTGGTCAGTGACCATTTCCTGTTTGGCGGACCAATCGGGATCCTTGACCTTCATCTGCTGTTCCCAATTCACCACGGCGGAATGGATGTTTCCGCGAGCGTGTTGTTCACGCTGCTGGATCACATTCGCCTGCTGCTGCTCATAGAGGCTGTGCTGGGCTTTGAGCCTAGCTAGTTCCTTTGCGCTTTCTTCATCGACATAACCCTCTTCGACCTTTTTCTGGATCTCAGGGGGTAACGTGTCTCCGACGTAAGCGTCGAGCCGAGCTTTGTATTCGCTGATCCGCTTGTGGGCTTCGACCGGGTTGGTCTTCATCAGGGCCATAATCTGGAACCCTTCTGCGACCTCATCGGTGGACAACCCATTCGCGGACATGAAGTTAGTGACCTTACGGAATTCATCCGATTCGGAGCGGTATGCATCACGCTCCGCGATCATCTCCTTCCAGCGAGGGTGGTTGTGGAACGGCAGTTTCTTGTCTGCTTCAGGGACGGACTTGTCCTTCGCTGTGTCGTCCAGACTAGGCGAAGGTTTTCCATCTTCTTCGGCGGATTGGCCGTTGGTTTCCGAGTTGGACGAAGACTCGTCAGCCGTCTTCTGTGCGGCGCGTTTTACGGCATCCAGCAGAGATTTAGGCTTCTTGTTAGCGTCCTGGTCGCCCGACTCCGACGAGGTAGTCTGGCTGATTTCTTTAGCGTCGCTCGACTCCGGAACAGTTTCCTGGACCGGAGTAGAAATGGGTTCAGGCGCGGGAGCGGTGTCCTGCGTCTGGGGGGCGTCGATTGGCTCGGTTGGATCGGGCATGAAAAATACTATACGGTATGATTTATGTTAAATCAACCGTTTGGATACTGGACGCCACCGGCTCGGATATCCGCCGGCGATGCCGCCGGAGCGGGGCCGTCGGCTCCGGGTGCCATCGGGCCAGGGGCTACGTTCGCTCCGCCGGCAGGCCCTTGAGCGTTGGGGTCGGCAGCAGGGTCGCCCTGGGCAAGCTGCTTCTGTGCGTTCATGGCGACGATAGATGGCAGGGCCGCACGAATGGCGTCCGTGATGTCCATGCCGTCATCCATACGCTTGAGGGCTTCCTTCGCCATAAACTCGGGGTTCATGCCGGGGATCTGGAGCAGGATGGGGGCGATGCGCTCGAAGTTCTGAATCTGGATGGCCTTGTTCGGGCGACCGTTGGAACCGGCTTCGACCTCAAGCATCAATTCCTGGGCGATCTCGCCAGCGGTCAATTGCGGCCAGACAGCGCCAGGGCCGGCAATCTTCATCACGGTCATCTGGTCCATCTGCTTAAGCAACACCTGGCCCGTAGAACGGGCAAGTTCGCCAAGGAAGTCCTCCAGGTCGTCCACATTGGACGCAAGGCTGGACATACGGCTACCCTCGGCGACAGACACCTCGGTGGCAGTAGAGTTGCTGGTACCGCCAAGGTTGGCCTCCTGGGAGCCGACTACGCGCATCATGTCCTCAAGGAGCATCGACGTGTCGTACAGGCTTGGGTCGATAGCAGCATGCTGGACAGGCTGGAGGATCGAGTTGACGGCCTGACCAGGCGAAAGGTTCTGAAGCTTGATGACCGCGTTGGCCGGGTGCGACTGGAGGTTGTTGATGTCCTTCTCGGACAGGGCACCTTCGTAGGTGGCGTACAGCGGTCGGTTGGCAAAGCGGTGTTCGCGAAGGGCCTGACGGGCGCGGTTGTACTCCTTCTGAACCGGCATCAGCAGGCGAACGTCAGACGGCGGGTAGACGTCCTTTTCAGAATCGACCTCGTTGAAGATCAGCGGAAAGAACGGCCAGAAGCGTTCAAGGTCAAGAGTCGGGGATTCCGGTTCTTTGAGGAAGTCATGGTAGCCGTCGCACACGACGTAGACTAGACCGTCTTTCTTGGAGTACACTTCCCATACGGTGGCCCGCTGGCACTTCTCGTCGCCTTCATTCTTGTCTTCGTAGGCCGTAAATTCCTTACCAAGGTCAACCTTGTAGATTTCTTTGATTTCTTCGACGTCCAAGACGTATTCCTGGGCGATCCAATCGGCACCCACAAAGCCTGACAACTGGCGGCACTTGGGGTCGATAATGACGGAATTCGACATCGGGAAGTCGAAGACGATGCCCTCGCGTACGATGACGTCCTGCTTGGCCTGGATGCTGGCAAGGAGTAGGCGCAGCTGCTCCATCTTCGCGTGGTCTTCGGAGAACTTCTCGTCCATGCGGTCAGCGCCGAGACGCTCAAGGGTGGTCATCTGCTCCGTGATATCGGTGATGCGTTCCACGTCCTCCGGACGCTTCTGCATCGTACGCTGGTAGCCAATCTTGACGAAACCAATGCCATTGACGCACGTGCGGCGGACCAGCTGTTTCATCTGTCCCTTAAAGGACGGCTGCTGCTCCTGAAGCTGGTAGTGGGCGACGATCTCAAGCGTCTGGGCTACCTTGTCCATCATGCGACGGCGTTCGAATCCCTGCTGTGCGTCCTGGATGGTCTGCACCATCGTCGGGTCCATCGGGATGCCCTGAGCCATCGAGTTTTGCATGGACACCTGGATCGACTGGAAAGACGACATGTCGCCTTCCCACATCGCAAAGTCCAGGGTATCTCGTCGCTTCGCGACGAACTTCGGGTTCTTGGCGTACAGGGCGGAGACTCGCTGTCCGACGTGACGTTGGACGATGTTGGCGACGTATCGGTCATCCGTGTCAGAAGAAGACCATTGCTTGCCCATGTAGAAGTCCGTGTCTTCCTTCATGCGGTCGAAAGACTTCTTCCAGTGCTTCTTGGCGCGCTCGACCTTGTCGAGAAGGGTCTTGACCAAGGCGGACCGGGAAGGCCCCGGCTTCTCGGCGTCACGAAGGATCGCCGACACCGGCTTCGGTTCGGGCTGCATCGGATCTACAGGCATCGCCTCGTATTCGTTTTCCATTTAAGTATTTATGTTCAGAAGCCGCCCATCTGCAAGAGATTGCGTCGTGCCTCGTCCCACTTACCCGACATCTTAACCCAGGCTAGGGTGCCTGACTTGGGGTAGTCGGAGGGTTTTTCGTAGGTTCTGGCCGCTCCAACCATGCTGCCAAGCAGCAGACCGACCAGACCCATAGCGTCCACGAAGTCGTCGTGGCGGGCGGATGGAAACTTAAGCAGTTCCGTCTCGGCATCAACCCACCAGCCGGCGGACTTCGGGAAGAACACCTTGCCCATCGCCATACGGCCACGGATGGCCTGGGCTCGCGTCTGCTTGTCTTTGACGGGGGTAATCTCCTCGACCACCGTCCAGATGCCTCGCTCCTGCTGGACCTTACGTAAGAAAGGACCGATGGACTGGGAGATGTGGCCGCGCTCCGCGCCCCACTTCGCAGGTTTGTGGCGGCTCATCAGGTCGATCATGCCGTCGATCACCTGGTCCGTGCTGGCACGGCGCCACCAGACGTCAGGAAGGACCCATACGTTGTCGTTCTCGTCCAGTCCGAAGGGCAGAAGCACGGTCTTGTCCGCCGTCTGAGCCGTGGACACGGCATGGTCAGATACGCAGTAGTACCGGAGGTTCTTGGGGAGTTCGTGCGGGTATGGCTTCAGCCAGTCCCGGCGAAAGAAGTCGCCGTCGTCAGGCGTCGGCTGGCCTTGGTACAGAGCGGAGAAGCCCTTAGGGTTCAGCCGGCGGATTTCATTTAGGAACTCAAGGCCGTAACGTTCAGGCCACAAGGCTTCCCCAGGCTTACGCTCCATCGGGTCGTTATCCCCGGCGATAGCCGGCAAAGACAGGACTCGCCACGCCTGGGCAACTTCGTCGTTGTAGCACGGGTTCTTCGGGTCAGTCAGGCGACCGACAAGGTCGTCTTCGTGCCAGCGGGTCATAATGATGACCACGCGCGCCCCTGCCATCAGTCGGGTCATAGCCACCTGTGTGAACCACTCCCACAGCTTGTCACGCTCACGCTTGGAGTCAGCCTCCTCGCGGTCCTTGATCGGGTCATCGATGACCAGTAAGTCTGCACCACGGCCAGTCAGACCGCCGCCCACGCCAACGAAGTTGGCAAGGCCACCTTCCTCCGTCTGCAACTTGTCAGATGACTGACTGCCTGCCCGCAGCTTGCACCCAGGGAACACCTGGCTGAACGAAGGCTGACGCATGATCTCACGCACCGAACGACCGAAGTCCTGGGCGATGTCTGCGTTGTAAGTCGCAAAGATAACCTGGCGGTACGGGTCCTTACCCAAGAACCACGCCGGGAACCGGCGGGACGCCAGTTCGGACTTACCGTGGCGCGGAGGCATCGAGATGATCAGACGCTGATACGTACCCTTCTCCACCTCTTCCAGCGCGGCACAGATGGTCTCATGGTGCCGCACCGGCTCGTACCTGGACTTGTCCGGGTTCTCCGGGTCTTCCGGGTCAGGCATCGTCATCTTCGTGAAGTGGATCAGCGATTCCTTCGCCTTCTTGACGCGGATAAGCCGCGTAGCGGCGAGGAACTGACGTTCCATCTCCGCTACTTCAGACTGCTTTCTTTTTTCCTCGGCGTTGGGAGCCTTCTTGGGCATTAGGCTTGGCTAGGAGGGCTGTAGGTAACTCCGCCGGCTCCGTCGGAGTAGACGGTTACGGTTCCTTGCATGTTGGTGTAGAATGTATCTCCGACCTGCGTTCCGCTTGGATCGTACTGACTTGTGCCGTCGGTTACGACAAACGAGCTTGATGCTAGGTTCCAAGTGATGTCATACGGAGTATACCCGATGGATGGCGTACCAATGGTGTTTCCATTGCTGTCCGAGTTTCCGGAATAAAACCAGTCAGTACCATCAAAGTAACTGATGCTTGCGTCTATGTCTTTGTTTCCAGAGTAAAGCACATCTCCGCTGCCAAACAGAAATCCAGCAACAGCCTGGCCGATGCTTTGTCCGTTCAAAGTTATGGACGAAGTAGAAATTACAGTAGAGAGAACAGAAGAGAATTGAGCCGATCCGTTCACTCGCAACTTGTAACCATTTGAGTCTGCCGCTCCAATCGCCACGTTGCCAGCGGCGTCAATGATCGTTGGAGTCGCATCCGGTGACGTGCTGTCTTCTACGACAAGGGCGTTTCCGGTTCCGCGCTGCGTGACGCGCAAGGCCGGGAGAGTGTTGCTCGTATCGACGATCTGGGGCTGATTGAAGGTATTGCCAGAAGTGGTAGAAGCGCAAACCCTGGCGATGCCGTTGCCGTCTCGGAAGTTGAGATTCGTGCCAGCGGTCGGGATCCAAATGTCTCCGTTGACGGTTGCGCTGGCAGAACTTCCACCGATTCCTACGTTCAGTCCAGCCGCGCCACCAACGGAGGTAAAGTTGACCTTATTGGTGAAGGTGTCACCAGCACGGTTCGCCGGCGTGTAGCCGAGGGCGTTCGTGACATTGGTGGACGTGACATTGGCGTCAGATCCAGCCGGACCTGGGACGCCTTGGATACCTTGGATACCCTGCTGGCCGGCAACCCCAGGATTGCCCTGCTGGCCTTGCGGACCAGGCGGACCTTGGATAACAGGAATGCTCGCGGCAGCGTCAACCGCCACTTGGGCGTGGACTTGGGCGGAGTTTTTTGCCTGTAATGCGGTGTTGGCGTAGCCTTGCGCCGTGCCAGCGTAGCCTTGGGCGAGAATCGCCGAAGATTCAGCGATGTCCTTGGCAATTTCAGCGTCATCTCGCGCATTAATCGCGTCGATGGCGTTCTGGGACGACAGAACTGCTTCAAGTTCAGCCACTTTCGCATCACCAGCGTCGTTTACCAGTCCAACCTGCTGCGCGCCGGCAGCCTCAACGGCTTGAACAGGGGCGTCCGTCAGCAACGGTTCAACTTCCTCGGCGATGGCAGGGAGATTTAGAGCGGTCGTACGCACAAAACCATCGTCGGCTTGGATTTCACCCAGCCGGGAGATGGTGTCGTTGAGCGAATCCTGCACATTGTTCAGCTCCTGGTCGATTTTCTGCCCCTGGTGAGGCGTAGTGGGGTTGCTTTGGCTGAAATCCGTGAAGGACCAAGAGCGGTCGTATGGAGCAGGAGGCTGACTCATGTGCGGATAGTGTACCAATTGGTGTTTATAAGCAAGAGATCGGATGTAGGAGAAAGTTTTTTGAAAATAGAAATTTTAGCGAGAGGGGGATGGGATGAAAACGGTCTCGGAAAAAGGGGGGGTGGTGGGGGGTTGGAGACGTCGCGGAGACGTCGCGGAGCTCCCCCTGTTGCGTCGCTTTGCCAGGTACAAAGCCCGGGCCTAGGCCCGTCGCGGGCTTAACCTGGCACGGGGAAGGGTAGGGATAGGGCGGGCAAGGGGTAGGTTTACCACTGGCAAGGGGTGATCACTAGGCCCGGGCTTCGCCCGTGCCCGTGCCAGGTTAAGAGGGAAGGGGGCGGGCAGCTGCCGAACGTCGCGACGCGCAACCGTGCCAGGGGATCGCAAGGCAAGGGGTAGGGTCTCGCCCGCCCGCGAGACGAACGGATGAGACGGGAAAGGGGTAGGCAAAGGTTTACGCGTGTTAAATTCCCCTTGCCTTGCCCGGGCCTGCGGGCTTGTGTCGCGGTCCTATGTTCACCCCTAAAACGAAAGAGACCCTTGCCCGCGTCATTCTCGCCGGCGTTATTCTGTCCTGGCCCTTGGCCCTTTGCCTAGGTTACGGGCCCGCGATCCGTCGCTTCATTCTTTCCCTCTCCTAATATGAAAACGAAACTACAAAAGGTCATTAAACTGCTTTCCGTTAACGCGGACGCGAAGACAAGCAAGGGCACGGGCAAAGGTTACCTAACTGGTATTTGCTACCTTGCACCGGCAACCGTCGCGGGCCTGGGTACGGTTTGTGTCCACGCGTCGCCCGCTTGCGAAGCGGTTTGCCTTTTCACTGCGGGCCGTGCCGGTGTCTTTAAGGAAATAAATAAAGCCCGCGTAAAGCGGACGCGGTTTTTCTTTAAAGACCGGTCCGCTTTCCAGGTTCAATTAGAAAAGGAAATTTCCGCCCTAGTCCGTAAAGCGGATCGCGACGGGCTTACCCCTGTAATCCGTCTTAATGGCACGTCGGACCTTACGGTTGAAACCCTTTTCCGTTCGACGTTCGAACGGTTCAACGCGGTTCAATTTTACGACTATACCAAAAGCCCGCGACGCGCGTCCGATTGGGCAAAGGGTAAAATGCCGGCCAATTATCATTTAACCTTTTCTTATTCTGAAACGAACGGACAAACCGCGTCGGACCTGTTGCGGGCCGGCGTAAACGTTGCAATGGTTTGCAAGGGGTGGATACCTGGCAAAGGGATTCAGCTAAACGGGCAAACGTTCGAAGCATTCGACGCGGACGCGTCGGACCTGCGTTTTCTAGACGGGCCCGCGTCGGACCGTCGCGGACGGATCGCGGTCCTTAAGGCAAAAGGCAAAGCCCGGAAGGACAAAAGCGGATTCGTCGTTAACGTTTAACCCCTGGCACAATATGAAAAAGCCTTACGCGTCGCGTCCGCTTCCTTTTGCGAAGCGGAAAAAAACAAAAGAGGAAAGGGAAAGGTCTCTTTACTGGTCAAAGGTCCACGCGGAAAACCGTGCAATGTATGCAAAAATGCATAAACAAATTTCCCCTAAATAATATGCTCCCCCTAATAAAAAACCAGCGGGCAAGGCTTCATTCAGCTTGCCAGGATTATGAAATTGAACCGTTCGACGAAGTGACGCGGACGGAACAAGCGTTTATGCTTTTGAGCAAACGCGACGCGGGCAAAGTTGTTTCCCATTGCTTCGCCCGCTTCGGTTGGTTTCCGACGCTGGTCCTTTCCGACAATAGCCTGCCTACCCCTGGCAAGGGCCGGCAATGGATTGCAACGGACCTTGCCCCTACCGTCGGACATATGCGCGCCCTAAATATGATTTACGGGCTCGAGCCTATAGAAGACGAACGGACCGCGGAAGCGGTTGTTTACTGGGCGGAAAACAACCCGGAACAATTGACCAGCGGGCAGGCTCTTCGCGGGCTGGATATGGTCCGCAAGCACCTGGAGGGCGGTTTTTATGCTTAAAGCGGACCTTATGCAGGAGGCATTCCAAGTTTCCCGCCTGCTTTCCGCGATCGAGCTGAAGGGGAGTCTCTCCCCTTTAAATCAAACGATTGCCGAAGCACGAGCGGACCTTGAGGTTGCAATGGGCCTTAAGGCAGGCCGGTCCGAGGATATGTCCAAGGCCCTTGCAACCGTTGCAAAGGCCCTTGAGGCGGTCCGCGACGCGTCAGGCGTTGAAGGATTCGGAAAGGTTGCGGACCGTGCCCGCTTCCTTTCCCTTTTGTTCCTGGGGTTTGCCTTTAACGGGCTTAACCGCAAGGGGCGCAAGCGGAAGGGGTGACCCTTCCCGCCGGCGATCGAAAGGCCCTAGCGGGCCTTTTTTGTGCCTGGACGAGACCGGCCTGGACGAGCCTGGACGAGCCCGAGAAAGAGCCTTGACGAGCGGGAAGAGTCCGACACTTTGTAGGTCCTTCCTCCCTATGATTACTCCAATACTCCCGTTAAGTGATAAGGCCCTTGAGGCCCTGTCTTACGTCATCGTGACTGCCACTGAAGGCGGTTCGTATACGCGTGAAGACTACAAAAAGTGGACGACCTATAAGCACGGCGAAACCGACAAAGGTTTCCGTGCCGAGGTCACCGTCTACCCGAATGACGACGTCGAAGGCATCAGCCTTGAGCCGATTCGAATGACTGCGGAGGAGCTGGGCAAGCGTCTCGCGGAGCGGTTCAACCTTGATAAGATGCCGTCGCATCACGCGTTGATGATTCTCCGGCTTCTCGCGGGCGACGAAGACATCGCGGGCGAGATGGACGTCATCGACTCGGGGGCAATCCTCCAGGTCGCGGTCTACGGTGAAACCATCTACGGCTGATCTCTACTCTTATGCCCAAAATCAAAATCACCTCTGACGAGGTCCTCGCGTGGCTCGGCTCTGACAATACGCTGGAGCAGGCCCTCGAAATCATCGCTGACGTCGCGAATGGCGACTACAAGCCCAAGGACCTCCACCAGGAGGTGAGCGACTATGACCAAGGCGAATAATTCCCCTATGAGAACCGAAAACGAAAACAAGTGCATCCAGTCCGCCTGCTATATGCTCAACGCGTATCGCAAGCGGAAGGGCCAGGGCTTCGAAGTGAAGCCCTCGGACCTGCTCACCCTGCGGGAGGTTCGCGCGGTCACCGCCAAGCCCGCCCTGCATTCAAACGAATGGCACTACCTCTCGGCCTTCATCCCCGTGAAGGTCGCCGGCCTCTTGTACCGATCTCTCACCGCGAAGGCCCGTGAGTCCCTTATCTCCGACGAGGTCTTCGGTGGCTGGTTCGGTGGCGGACCTGCCGACCCCGACTGCGATATCGACGGGGACTTCTGCTCTACCCCTTCTCACTCCGACGACGTCGTGGGCGTCGTGGAGTACGTCGAAGACCTTGAGCATTGCTCCGAGGCCGGTCTTCTCTTCATCTACCCCGACAAATACTAAATCCAGCTGAACCGATGATTGCATATATTACCACCAAGTACTCGGGCCCGACTAACACTCGGGGCTCGCGAATCACCGCGAAGGCGGTGACGCGACTGCGTTCGCCCGAGCGTATCACCGCGTCCGTCGCGTGGGATTACTCCCTGTCGAACGAGGAAAACCACAGGCAGGCGGTCTTCGCGGTTATGGCGAAGGCCGGGATGATCCGTGGGGACTATACCCTGGACGGCTTCCGCGACGAGGACCACGTCGGGCATTGGTGCGCGTTCAGCACGTTCGTCGCCAGCACAATGAGCGAAATCTAATTTCCCAACCCAAAAATATGAGCAAGTTCAACCTCCAGAAATTCGACGAACACGTTTTCGTCGTCGATATCGACGTCACCCGCTACGAGCATTTCACCTACGGCAATTCGTCCGTGGGCGTGAAGGCGAAGACGCTCCAGTACGTCGAAGAAATCATCAAGGCGAAGCCGACCGACACGTTCGAAGGCGTCGTCCAGCCGAGCCTGACCGCGTGGGCTGACTACTGCGACGTGGTCTACTGCGACGCGTACAACCTGGACGACGTCGAAGACGTTGACCCGAACCGCGACATCGATGACGACGAAGACTACTGGACCATCGAGTTCCGACTGATCGCCCGCTTCCGCTACAAAGTGCCGGCGGGGACGACGAAAGAGAAGGCCAAGGACCTTTTCATCGACGAGCTAAACCTCATCGTCGAAGACCCCATCGGGGATTCGCTGGAAGAGTACGCTTGCGACTTCTCCCTCAACGTCATCGACCAAGGACTCTGATATGAGCGAAGACAACCTCTCCCGCGTGACCTTGGGCGTCAAGGTCACGTTCACCTTCCCCGCGCACCAGACCCCGCAGGCCGTCGAAGGCTGGTGGCTGGATGAATGCCCGGAGTTCGAAGAATGGCTGGAATGCCAGCACGACGCGATCATCTTGGACGACGTCGTGGTCGATGACTACCACGTCGCGAGCCCTGGCACGGTCCACGTCTACTACCGTATCGAGGCGTCCTTCCCGTCTCGCTTCGGCAAGAGCCAGGTGCAGGAGGATATCCTTGAGGCCACCGCAATCGTCAATGAGCCCGACGACTGGATGGTCGGGGAGGTCAAGCCCACTGGCATCAAGTTCCACAACTAAACCTATGCTTTGCACCCTGTCTAGGGGCGACTCGTTCGCCCTCTTCATCTTCTTCGTCCTCTTCGCGGTCTGCGTGACCCTGTGGATCATCAAGAACCGATAATTTCTCCCACACCAATGAGCAAAAAACCCGACAAGACCAACACGGAGGGCTTCAAGGCCCTCTGGAGCATCATCCACAAAGAGCCCACGAAGGCCGACTACGAACTGGTCGCGCAGGAACTGGCAGGCCACGATGACCGCATCGAGGCCGTGATCCACCTCGCGAACATCCTCCACGCGATGGCGAGCGTGGTCGAGGCCGACTGCGACCAGATGTCGTACGAACACGGCAAGGAGGGCGACCGCTACGGGGACAACCTGATGGCGAAGGACCACTATATGAGCCAGGTCCATTATGCCTATGAGGGCAACCGGATGGCGAACTATTGTGCCAGGGTCGAAGAGGCCCACGAACGTGACGACGAGCTGAAGGACGCGTATGAGGGCGTCGAAGAGGAACACGGTGGCGAGATGACCGCCGAACAGGCCGAGAAGGCCATCGAGGAGATCCTCTGATATGGACTTCATCGACCTCAACCCCGCCATCGTGGCGAAGATGACCGAGAAGGCGTTCAAGAACTGGGTCTGCGACGTGGTAACGCGTATGGGCATCCCCATCGAGGACTACGAAGCGGGCTCGGAAGAGTACGACGCGGAGATCACCCTTGGCGGTGAGTACGAGCATTGCCGAATCACGTTCGGGCCGGGTTCGTATGCCGTATGGGCGTACAACCCTTTCTTTGACGAGGACCACATCATCGACGGTGAAGGCCGTCTGTCGAAGGAACTGCGCGAGGCGAAGCGATTGTCGCTCGACTTCAAAAACTGAATCCCTACATCAATTCATCCCAACCCAACAAAATGAACGAAAAACAGACCGAACACGCTCGCCTGCTCTCGCGGGCGAACGATTACCTCACCGAATCCCGAACCGACCTCAAGCAGGCTGAAGCCGAAGGCGTCAACGGCTTCGAACTGCTCCGCCTCCGCGACGTCGTCCGTATGGACGAACGCGTCGTGGAGTTCCTTGAGTCCAACCTGCCCACCGCCTGATCCTATGCCCAAGTATCAAGTCGTCCGCAACGTGGACATCGTCACGGAAGTGACCGCGAAGAACAAGAAGGATGCCATCGAGATGGCCTACGAAGAGGAGGGCCGAGGCGAAGGCGAGTACTGCGAGAACAGCATCAAGGCCGTCGTGCTGTCGAAGGACCCGAAGCCGTGCAAGGGCCGGTTCGAAGTGATCGTCGATGCCCGCACCGCGTCGGGCAAGGACGCGACGGAGGCCGACGTCGAAGACGCCCGCCACGTCGAGAATCTCGACCTGGGTAACATCGGTTTGACCTTCACCAAGGTCGAGCTGAATTCCCTGTGCGTCGATGGACCGCGCATCATCCTGCATTACGAGGTGCGTTGCCACGGTGGTCACGCCGGCGAGACGAAGCCTGCCGACCTCAAGGAAGACATCGACGAGATGATTATGTGGTGGGGTGGCAAGGCGTGGTCCTACGACGGTGGTCCAAAGATCACGGTCACCCCTCTCTGATTTCCCCCAAAACACCAATGAGCCAACCAAACCACTATGCCGTCAAGGCAATCGCTGAACTCGGCATCGAGACATTCGGCACCGAGAAGCAATGCGAACGCGAGTTCAACAAGAAGGTGAAGGCCCTCAAGGCCGTCGCCAAGGAACTCGGCATCACCCTCTGGGTGGACGAGGTCGTCGTCGAAGAATAATTCCCCATATGAAAAAACCCAAGAACGAGAAAGAAACCATCTCCGTGGAAGTCGGAGACTTCACCGTCTTCGTCACCGTCGGCTTCACGCGGGTGAACGACGAGAAGATGTGGCACCACTACGAAGTCCAGGGCATCGAAAGGCCGGAGCAGGTGTCCGAGGAGGACTCTGATCTGACCGAGGAGATGATCGAGACGGCTGTCGCGGAGCATTACCAGTACCTGGCTGAAAACTGCGTCGAGCCTCCGATGGATGCTCTGGCGTTCGTCATCCAGTCGGCAGAGGACCTGCCTGCTGGGGTCGAGTTCAGCGACTCGGGTCTGGAGAAGCTGAAACTGGTCAAGGCTTGGTTCGTGGCGCAAGGCGGTATCCTGCCGACGCGGTTGCCGAGGCGGAAATAAGAAAAACGACCAAAAGGGGCGATTCTTGCGAGTCGCCCCTTTTTTTGTGCCTCCGCATTTGCCCTGTGAGGCCATTTGACGACCGGACCCTAGGTAGGCATCACCCAAACCCGCCAACCCAGCCAGGAGGCTCAACGTAGGGCACGGACGGGGCCACGGACGAATCGATCGACAGCACGAAGTCGGCCCCTCCCTCGCTGGCCCAGACCTTACGGACCGAGAGGGAGGACACGGACGAGTCGTCCTTGATCAGACCGGCGCGCATCATCGCGTCCAGGGCGAGCTTGGCGAGGTTGTCGGCATCGGGGCGGAAGGTATGGGGTTTGCCGTGCCGGTCCTTCTTGGGGGTGGGCATACGGAAGAGCATCGCGACGTCGAGGGGCTCGGAGGCGACCCCGTGGGACGAGTGGGCGTTCCTGGCTGACCGTTCGACGAGGGCGATCCACCGCTTGGCGTTGGCGTCTGCGACGGAGACGACGCGCCCTTTGACGAGTCGTGGTCTAGGTTGTGGGCGGGGGGTGCCCGAGGCGGAGAATTGGATTGGGTTCATAGTTTCAAGCTTTGGTTCGGCTCATACTAGTAAGGCTATCGGGATGCCTCGCCTTTCAAGGCGATGGGCAAAGCCCGAGGATGCCACTAATAGTATTAGTATAGGGCTTCCTCGCTTCCTCACCGTTGCGTAACTCTAGCATCTGCAACGAGTTACGATGAGGAAGGGGGGGGTGCTGATTTTGGCAAAAAGGAAAGGAAGGGGGGTAAATCGCACTTAAGTCGTTGATAATCAACAAAACGACTGCTTCCTCAAGGGGGTTTGAGGCACGGGGAAGAGGGGGGTAAAACCCCCCTTCCTCAAAACGCCTTTTTTCCCACACAACGTAGGACATTTCAGTCCCAGTCGGAGAAGTCGAGATCGCGGGATGCCTCTTCGATGGCGTCCATCAATCCTTCGATATAGACCGGGTCCTCGTCCTCGCCTTCCTGGTCGGTGCAGGAGACGATGCTGGTGGCGTCCCAGTCGATTTCCCAGTGCCCGCACTCCTCGGTCTGGCGCCGGCCACCCCAGTCGTGGTCGAACGAGTCGTCCACCCACTGGACATCGACGTCCAGGACGACGTCGTAGGTGACGCCCTTGTGGCGTACGGTCAGCTCGCGTTCGCTCACTTGGAGGGCCTCCACTTGTTGCGGGAGAGGAGTTCGGTCCAGAGGGCCTTGACTCCGGCCTGCATCTTGGAGACGAGCGCGTTTTCCAGCGGGGTGAGCTTCTTGAGCCCAGGCTTCGCCCGGGCTTCCTGCGGGGTCTTGGCGGTCTTCATTGGTCGCGGATACCGAAGGTATCGTTGCGGAGGAGCTTGAACTGATCGGTGGTCATATGGCGGATGATGCCGTCCTCATCCAGGACGATGGCGAAGACGTCGTTGGCGAAGGTGCCACCGTCGCGGACGTAGATGAGAAGCCCGTAGCCCAAGGGGGTCTCGACGGGCATCGGGTTGCGGAATTCGTGGATCATTTGTCGAGTTCATCGTCGAGCTTCTTGTCCAGGTAGGCGCAGTTGTTCTTCAGCCGCTCGACCTCGGACTGGAGGTCTCGGTTCTTGGCATCAAGAAGATGAAGCTCGGCGTGACGCTCGTTGTTCTTGATGACCAGGTTATCGACGCGTTCACGGAGAAGGGCGATCTCCTCGTCGGCATCGATGGTGGCTTGGATGATGGCTACCCGGACGACCTTCAGCACTTCCGTGCTGAAAGCCTTCTGGTAGGCGTCGCGTTGGTCGGTGACCCTGCCCAGTTCAAGGCGCAGGGTTACTGTCGGGTCGTGGATCGGTTCGTTCATTGTCGTTGGGGGGAAGGTCGATAGCTTTGGATACCTCGATGCCGGTGGCAACCACGGTCTTCATCGAGTCGAGCCAGGTCTTGGCCTTGTCCGCGATCTCCTGGAGTTCGGAGACGGACATATCGTGGAGGTCTTTCTTGCCTCGGTTGCCGACCGCCAGGGCGGCGGCTACGGCGGAGAGGCCGTGGCCCGACGCCTCCAGCGTCCAGCGGGCAGCTTGGAACTGCACCTGGGCCGGGGTGGCCGGGTCGTCGAGGAGGCGGTTCATCACGGCCCAAGCCTTGGTGGCGCCCTTGGTCTTGATCTCCGTGTCGCGGTAGATTTCGATGGCCTCGCGGACCTTATGGTTCTTGATGAGGTCGGAGGCGGAGTTGCCGTCGTAGCCTACGGCGAGGGCAGCAGCCTTGGCGTTACCGCCATTGGCGACGTAGGCTTCGACGAACATCATCTGTTGCTCGGTGACGAAGCCTTCGCGGTCGTGACGGACGATGAGTCCGCCCTTCCATTGGTCCTTATCGGTTTGTTTCTTCATCGTGTTTCTTCTTGAGAGCTTTCCAGTCGATGCCGTTGGTCTTGCAGAACCGGTGGATGTTCTGGAGGTGGACCCCGCCCAGGGAGTCGGCTACCTGTTCCAGGGTCTTACCCGCCTTCGCGCCGGCTACGATCGCGTCGTGCCAGCCGGTCTTGACGAGTTTCTTGCCCTGGCCCTTCTCGGAGGTCCGCCAGCGGATGCCGAGGATCTTGAGCCAGCCGTAGACGCAGGGCTTGGAGTAGCCTAGCTTCCTGCAAGCCTTCCGCAGGGTCATCCCCTTGGCGTTCATCTCTTCCAGGATGGGACGCATCTGGGCGAGGCGGACGGCGGTGGAGTGGAACATCTTGTGCCCACGGAAGGAGACGGCACCGCGCATCGAGCCCCGCTCGCCCTTGAAGGCGATGAGCGGGGACTGGATGATGCTTTCGTAGATGTCGGTCACTGGACTGCGTTCTGGATGGCGAGGGCCTTGGACCGCTTGTGGGCGGGGACCTTGCGGATGTCGTAGTCGTAGAGCCCGAAGCCGGTCATCCCCATATTGTAAGCCAGCCAGGTCTCGCCGGCGGTGGGGGTGCGGTGGAGCTTGTCGGTGAGCCTCATCATCAGGTGGGAGAGCCAGGTCTTGGCATACTGGCGCGCGATCTTGGGCTCGTTGGCCCGCCAGTAGGGGAAGGTCTTGAGTTTCATCTGCTCACGCAGGAGGGTGGTATCTTCCCAAGCCCGCTTCCAGAACTGGAACGGGCCAATCGCGGCACCCCGGTCCCCCGGAGGGGTGAGGGCACCACGACCGCCGGACTCGATGATCTCGACGGCGTCCACCCACTTCTCGGGGACTTCGGGGGCGACGAAAGCCGCCAGCACAGCCAGGGCGGAGGTCATCGGTTGCCGAGGGTGTGACCGGCGACGCAGGCGTCGATCGTGAGTTTCCCGCCGTTGTGTTCGGCGAGGGCGCGGAGGACGGCACGTTCGACGTAGCGGTCGAGTGCCTCCAGGTATTCTTTGGACGTGCGTTTGCCCGCTTCTTTGACGGCCTTACGCACGGCGGATGGTTTGATGTATTTCATATCGGTGGGTTGGGACACCGACCGTTTCAGAGCTACTTCTTCTTGGCAACCTTCTTTTTCTCATTCTTTTTCTTTGGCTTCCGGGCACGGCCTGTCCCCGAGATGGGGAGGCCGCCGGAATCGCCGTACTTCTTGATCCCCGCCTCTACTATCAGACGGCATCTTTCCCATAACGAGAGGTTGTCCCTGCCGTCGTCTGCCATTCTGATAATAGGTCGGTTGCTCATATGATCTTGATGATGATGCGCGCGTCCTTGTCGTACGCGTAGGTCTCCCAGTCGGGGGGCTCGTAGGCACCGGAGCTGATTTCCGCCCCGACTTCGTCGGTGGCGATGGGACCGTTGGGGATGTCGAGCCACTTCTTGTCCTTACCGCCCTTGGCTGCTGCTGCGACGATGGCCTTGGACATGAGCATCTCGTCCACGACGTGGGCGAACTCGCCTGGGCCGATGTTCCGCAGGTTGGGAGGGAGTTCGCCACGCCGGCGGTACAGGCCCGACTTGGCGTTCTTGCCTTCGATGGAGTAGGGGTGGCCCTTCCTGGACGCCAGGGTGATCGCGGCGAGCATCCAAGCCTGACGCTCCATATAGTTGATGTCGTTGAACTTGTCGCGGTCGGTGACGTCCGTGAGCAGGCCGGACTCCGTACGCAGGAGCGTACGTTCGCCGTCGAACATCTCGGGGTTATTGGCCTTGATGACCGCGAGCTTCCAGAGGGCGCCCTTCTTGGGGGTCATCTTGAGGGCCTTCATCCGGCGGTCGTAGTCGGAGCAGTGCCAGACGCCGATGTTACAGCGGAAGGCCGACGGCAGGGCGGACGAGCCTCGGATCGCGGCCTTCATCTGCTCCGCGTTGCGGATGGGTTCGTCGCCTTGCTTGCGGATGTGGTGTACGACGATGAGGGTGGCTCCGAGGTCACCGCAGATTTGAGAGGCCACGCGGATGAACTCGTTGATGACGGTGGCGGAATTTTCCTCCCCGTGAAGAACGCTGTTAAGAGTGTCAATAACCACCAGTTGTAGGTCTTTGATGTTCTTCAGAAGGTTGAAGAACTCAAGCCATTTGCGGGAGGCGCGGGCCTCCTGGGTGCGGGGGTCCTTCTCGACGAGGGGGAAAGCACCGCCGGAGTTGATGGTGGGCAGGATGATCAGGTCGTCGCCTGCCGCCTTACGGCGTTCGCCCTGGGGGTCCATATCGTGGAGGCGGATGTGCAGTTCGTCCTTGTCGTCCTCGGTCGTCAGGATGACGACGGGCCCCTTGCGAAGCACGGGCATACCACCCCAGGTATCGCCCTCCTTGTTGCCGGCGACCTTGAGGGCCAGGTCCAGCATCAGGAAGGTCTTGCCGGCTCCGCCTTCGGCGACGAGCAGGTGGTGCTTGCCAGCCAGGATCAGCTTGCTGACGAGGAACTGGCGGGTCGGAGGGGTTTCGAGGGACCAACGGTGGGCGCCCCACACGGCGAGGCCCTGGCCTTCCTGGAGGATGGGCTTCTCGGGCTCGGGCATCGGGCCGTGGCTGGAGATGTCCTTACGGAGCAGGCCGGTCCACTCGTTGTTGAACCTGGCTTCGGGCCAAGGCGGGTCCATATGGGCGAGCATCCAGCCGTTGGTGGCCTGTCTGGCTTCGTCCAGGGACATGTCTCCCTTACGGGCTACGTGGAGGTAGTGACCCGCTACGCGGGTGAAGGCGGACCAGCGAGTCTCGCCGGCATCGGCTCCCGCCGACACGTCCGTGGTCAGGGCGGCGATGGCACCGCTCTCGGGCTTGAACATAGCCCCGAGCTTGGCGACCTCCTCCTTGATGGCCCAGGGGCTGTCGGGCATACGGACCGAGCAGGCGTACGGGTCGGAGATGAACGCCTCGGGGTCGTGCTTCTCGATCGTGACGAGTCGGGTGACGCCCGACTTGCCGTGGATGGAGCCGGCCAGACGGATGGGCTGGTGCGCTCGACCGTAGGGGTTGCCGTCCACGCCTAGGCCGAACTGGATGTCGGCTCCCGCCTTGCGGGCGATGTAGTCACGCACGGAGACGACGTGAGCGACCTCCAGTCCGGAGATGCTCCAGTAGACGTGACGCTTGGGCTTGCCCTCTTCGGTGGTGCCGCCCGACAGGACGATCATCGATGGCTTTCCGAATTCCTTCTCGACGAACGCGAGCTTGGCGTCGGTGTCGCCGGTGTCGAAGTCGGCGCACACGGTGCGGAAGACGTCGCAGTTCTCGGCGGTGCCGCGAGCCTCCCTTAACGTGCAAGGCACGATGAAGGTGGCGACCTGGTGCTGTCCCCAGCGGGTCGCGTGGAAGGCGACGGACATCGAGAAGCGACGCCAGCCGAGGTGCTTCGGCTCCAGGAAGATGTCTTCGCGGAAGATGCCTTCGCGTTCGGTGCCCTTCTCGCCGATGCCACGCAGGCACACGTACCCTTCGGGGGCGTCCCCGAAGAGCAGACGAAGGTGCGAGTCGATTGCTTCCGCATCGACGGTCGGTTTGGAGGCCATCTTCAGATGAGTCTGATGAAGATCGGTGTCTTGCTGCCGACGTAAGAGCCGGTGACGTTATACGACATATGGTCGCGCGCGTCTTCCTCGGTCATCTCTTCCAAGATGACGAAGATCTCGATGCACTTTTCGTGGTCGTACACGACGACGGGTTCAATCGATTCGGTGACTCCGATGATCGCGGCCTCCAGGTTGTCAGCGAGCAGGAGCGGTTCGCCCATGTCGTCTGCGATCTGGTTAATCTTCTCAAGGTTCTCCTTGCCCTCGTTGATGAGGGCCTCCTTGAGCGGGTCTTTCTTCAGCTTCTTTTTGGGTGCCATAGGTTGTTGGGATTGGGATGGGTGGGAAGGTCGTTGAGAGCCGGGTTCGGCTTGGCGGGGCGGTTCCAGCAGAGTCGCTTGTAGTCGCAGAACTTGCATCGGAAATCGTCGGCGCCGGTGAAGGGACGAGGAAGGTCGTCGGGGCTGGAAGAGGACACGATGGTGACCACCTTGTCCACATAATCCTGGCAGTCGCGCGAGTCGAATGGGATGATCTCGACGTGGATTTCGCCGGTGTCGCGATTGAGGCAGGTGAACATACAGGAATCCAGTCCGTGGTAGCCCATGTAGACTTGCACCTGGGCGTAGTACACCTTCTTGGCTTCCTTGATGCCGTGCTTGACGGCGTCCTTCCAGGACTTGTCGCCGAGGGCCTTGTTCTCCCAAAGGCACGGGTACTTGAGGCCGGCGACTTCAGGGCCTCCGTGGATGACGCCGTCGAGGTGTCCCTTGAACTTGCCGTCTGCGTCGGAGATGGCGATCTGCCTGCCGTCAGCCGTGTGCGTCTGGAGTTCGAAGCCGGCGAGCTGGATGTACTCGGCCATGCGTTCTTCGCCGTCGTGGCCCATGTCGAAGATGCGGAGGGTGTTGCCCTTGAAGCCGGCGTCTTCGTCCTTCGGCGTCATATGGTACTCGTACGCGAGACGGCGGGAGCATTCCTCGCCGATGCGGGACGCACCCAGGTATTGTCGCTTGGGCTGGTCGGAGTTTTTTTTCTGCATAGCCTTGTCGATTAGTTCGACGACGGCATCGCGGATAGGGTCGTTGGCGTCGGGTTTGAATCGCATCAGATTGCTAGGACTTTGGCTTTTATGGCCCGCTCGCGGAACTTCCAAGTCAGAAGGCAGGAAGCCTTGTACTTTGTGAGGCCCATCGCGGACATGGGGGTGAGCCCAAGGACCTGGAGTTGCTTGTCGGAAGGGGGTTCGTGGAGCCAGCGTTTGGACTTGCGGGCGGCGTCCTTGTCGCCGTGTTCGCGGAGATAGTCGTCGGCGGAGGCGATGGCTTGGAGGCGGTCGGTGGTGACGGCGACAAGCTTGACGGTGGCGGACTGGTCGATACCGCCGATTACCCACTCCTTCTCGTTATGGCGGACGACGACGGCCCAGGCGGACATGGCGTTCGCCATCGTGACCATGCCGTCCCAGAAGATTTCCCAGCGGAAGGGGGACATCTCAAAGATCTCCACCTCGGTCAGGGTGAACTCGGTCAGGTCTTCGCGCTCCTTGGAGGCTTCGGCGATACGCCGTTCGACGCCGTCGAAGATATGCTCGCAGGTCGGGCATACCATCACCTGGGCAGGGACCTCCATGCCGCAGGACGGGCACGTCTTGACGGGGCATTCGCCCTTCTCGAAAGGCTGGAGCCGGACCTCGGTCTCGATGCCCCCGTGGGTCAGCATGGAATAGCCGAAATCCATCACGATGCAGTCGGTCTTGATGACTCCTGGGTGCTTCTCCGGGTCTACCTTGCGGAGGCCACGCCCGATCATCTGGATCATCGTGGACTTGAAGGAGCAGGGCCGAAGCAGGACGACGCAGGACACGGTCTGGCAGTCCCATCCCTCGGTCAGTACGGCGACGTTGATGAGGACCTGAAAGTGGTCGTGTTCGAAGCCGTGCAGGACCTTGCGACGGGCGGTGTCGCCGAGCCCGCCGTGGACGATGCCCGATTTGACGCCGGCTTCGTTGAAGGCGGCGGTGACGTGTTCGGCGTGTTCGACGGTGGAGCAGAACATCACGGTCTTCCGGTCGCCGGCCTTGTCCTTCCATTCCTGGATGACCTTCTCGGTCACGGCGGACTTGTCCATGATCGAGGCGACCTCTTCCATATCGAAGTCGGCGATGGTACGGCGGACGTTGGCAAGCTCCGAGCGGAGCCCGCAGTCGATGACGAACACGCGAGGGCGGACCAGATTGCCGGCCTCGATGAGTTCTTTGACGGTGATGATATCGGAGACGTTGGAGAACACCTCGCGCAGGGCCTTCTTATCCCCGCGTTGCGGGGTTGCCGTGACGCCGAAGACCTTGAGGTCCGGGTTCATCTCCTTGGCCCGCTCCAGAATGACCATATAGGAGTTGGCGGCTACATGGTGGGCCTCATCGATGACGATCAGGTCCATCTTGGGCATGGTCTCCAGGTTGTCCGGGCGGGACAGGGTCTGGACCATCGCGAAAGTGACGCCTTCGGACCAGCGTTTGCGGTCGGCGACGTAGATATCGGAGGGCGTCTCTGGGGCGACCCTCTTGAAAGTGGCCCGGTTCTGGGATACTAGCTCGTCTCGGTGCTGGATGACGAGGGTCCTCATACCCGGGTTTTTGACCATCATCTGATGGATCGAGGCGGAGAGCATGACCGTCTTGCCCGCGCCAGTCGGCGCGATACCAAGGGTTTCTCCGGTCTCGGCAAGCGCCCATAGGGCCTTGCGTACGAACTCCTGCTGCCTGGGGCGGAGCTTCATAGGAAAAAGACACCACCGCGTACCGAAGCAGAGGCGATGGAGCGACCGACTAAACGCCGATCTAAAAGTGGGGGTGCGGGAGGAGAGGTGACCCCAACAGTCACTTCACTCCTGCGTGAATTATAAGCGGAATGGGCCAGACCGACGGCTGGTTTATCGCTTTTCACTCGCACCTTGGGTTTAAAAAAAGAACAGGCTTAACGGACCTATCAGACATTAGATGGCGACAACAAGAAACGCCAGTAATATCTGGGCTGGGGATCCGTTAAGCCTGCGAGGGGTTAGAACGGCGCGTTGCTGGAGCCCGGAGCCTTCGGCCAAGACGGCTTCTGCATCGCGGACGGAGCGGGGGCGGGCGTCGGCTTCGCGTTGAACGCGGAACCGCGAGCCTGTTCGACTACGGCCTGACCGCCAAGGAGCTTCTGGTAGTCCTTGAAACCGCCGGAGGCGGGATTCGGGGACAGCCAGTCGCCGACCTTGTTCTTGTCAGCGTAGGCAGGGTCCTTGGACTCCTCGATCTTGACGCGGATGGCGACACGCTGGCCGTCCATGCCGTTCATGATGTCGAGGGTCTGCTTGCCTTCGAACGCATTGTACGACTCGGGCTTCGCCGGCGTGAACCAGCCGCTCGATTCGAAGATGCGCGTCACCGAGGTGATGCCCATCTTACGCCACTTGTCGCTGTTACGCTCGTCCTGGATGTCGGGGATCATGTCGAAGACCTTGCGGCCTTCGAAGTCACCGCCGATGAGCGTCAGCACGACCGGGTAGTACGTGCCGCCGGTGGAACCGGACTGGCGCGCGGCCTGGACCGTGAGGAGCGCCCAGGAGAGGGTGCCGTTGGGGATGAGTTCCGGAGCCGAACCGGCGCCGGTGGTGGGGGAGAACATGCTCATGTTTTCTGGGTGTTTTTGGGTGGGTGGAAATTACTTCTGTTCGGGGATGGTCGTGATGACCTGGGTATCGAGACGCTTGCCCTCGCGGATCTTCTTCATCAGGGCCTTGAGGTCGGGAGCTTCCAGCAGGTCGAGACGACCGGAGCGGTCCTTGGCGGGGTAGCCCCACGGGTTCTGCTGCTGACAGCAGAGGGCACGGTAGGGAACGCCGTCCTCGGTCTTGAAGTTCTGGATGGTGATGACCTGATCGAAGATTCCCGGGAGTTCGCGACCGGTGGCGGCGCCTTCGACCTGGGGGGACCACGACACGCGCTTCAGATCGTCTTCCTCGCGGTTGAGGATGCCGACGACGATGATGCTCTTGTTGCAGTGCTGGAGGTGGGTCACCCAGCGCATCATTTCCTTCTTCAGGATGCCGTAGGCACCGCGGGTGTCAGGCTTGCCGGTCTTCTCGGACATGGCCTCGGGCTGCTTTTCGGCCCACTTGAAACACTCGCGGGAGGCGACGGTGATGGAGTCCACGAAGACCGTCTGGTACTTGGACAGGTCGATGTCCTTGAAGGCTTCGGCTACGGCGTCGTAGACGGGCTTGCTGTAGGCACCGGTGGTATCGCTCGGATCGTTGCCGCCGATGTAGAGGGCGAGCGCGCGGGCGATTTCCCAGGGGTACTTGCCGTACTCGCGGGCGGTGGCACGGACGTCGATGACGTCACCGGGCCAGTCCTGCACGGCGAGGGTGCCGGCTTCCAGGTCCACGAAGAGGGTGGTCTCCGGGTCGAGGGTGCGGGCGAGGGTGGTCTTGCCGACTCCGGACGGGCCGAAGAGGGCGATGTTGATCTTGGGGACCGCTTTGAGGCGGTCGCTGGCCTTGATGATTTTCATGTGTTTTTCTGGGTTGGGAGATTAGGCGGAGAAGATGATCTTGGGCTCGGAGTACTTGACCGTACGGGCCTCGATGAGTTGGTCGATGAGCTTCTGGTCCGTGATGGCCTTGAAGGTCTTCTCGGGCACGGAGAACTCGATCTTGAACGTGCTACGCATCTGCTCGTAGGGAAGCTGCATCGCGATACGCTCAAGGGCGGGGGAGTCCCATTTGACGGTGGACTTGATTTCGCCGGTGAACTTGTAGCCTTCGTGTTCGAAGGTGTGCTGACCGGACTGCTTGTCCTGGCGGGCGAGGGCTTCGCTCAGGATGGGTTCGAAGCGGCGACGGATCTCGCCGTTGAGTTCTTCAAGCTTGCGCTTGGAGCCCTCGATGTTGGTTTCGTGCATCGAGATGTAGCCCTGGATTTCTCCGAGGGACATTTCGGTGACGGGACGGGGTCCCTCAGTGAGGGACGACTTTGCTTTTTTCGTTTTCATGTCGGTGGGGGGAAAGGTCTCGGACGGAGTTGGGTTCCGCCCTGACGAAGTCGTTAAGGTTGATAGGCTTGTTCTCGTACTTGGCAAGTTCAAGCAACTGGAGGAGGCGGTTAGCCGGGACGCTGTCCCGTTCTCCCCACTTCTCGATCGTCTTAACTGACAGGTCGAACCCTCTGGCTTTCATACGACGCCAAAGCTCGATGCGACCGCCGAAGCGGGTCACAAGCTTTTTGATGTCGAGAGAGGGAGAGTTCACGGCGTTGGGTCCGATGGGGTTAAGTTGCACGACAAGCTGTCGGTCGTCAATTTACAAAATGACGTACGATGAAGATTTTTGTAAACTAATGAAAATCAGCAATTTACACCCTCTTAACCCGCCTTTTTAGCCACATTATTGAGGCATCTACGATGGTAGTCGCTGACGCTCCGCACACCCCTATGCATGCATCCTTCAATCCCTGGGACATTTCGAAGTCATTCAGTCCTTGTCCGACCAGCCAAGCGACGATGCCCGCTGCGAAGACGTATCGCGCGGCCTTTCCCCATGTCATGCCTGGTTCGTTCGACAGTAAGATGCGCGCGATCATGCCGGCCATGCCGATGATGGAAGCCATGAAGCCTCCGTTGCGAAGCTGATCGATGATGCTGTCTTCCGGTTCGCTCATCGTCTGTATCCCATTTTCCATAACGCCTCGGCGATGATGGTCGCGGTTGTAGCCACGTTCTTTTCAGCCATGTATGGACAGGCGACGTGAAGAAATTCGTGTACTGCGCTGTCGAGCATCTCAGATTCTGGCTGACGCGGATCCAGGTTTACTTCGCCGGTAGCCTTGTCGGCCTGGCCGAAGTCAGTGGAGTTTGTGTTGGTGGGCGGATGTTCGCCCAGCTCCTTAAACACCACCTTGATCTTTGGGCGTGTCTTCATTGGCTTTGTCGCGGACGTAATCCCACAGCAGGTAGAGAAGGAGTCCGCATCCTGCGGCCAGCGTACCTCCGGCGATATAATTAAAATACGGACTATCCACCACGAACGGGAACGCACCGATAGCGCCCCCGCACAGGAGCAACGGGATGCCGGTCCGCGGACCGACCAGGGCAGTCACCACCCCGCCAATAACTGCCAGGGCTGCACCAGCCATAGTCCACACGTCTTTCTTCCCTTGCTCAATTTTCTCCGTCAGTTCGGCAATCTTCTTGTCCTTCAGGTCAGAGATTCGTTTCGCTTCAGCCTGATCTGCCTCAAGGCGTTCCCATGCCTTGTTCACAGCCGTCGCCAATTGCCGGCCAAAAGCCATCTGCTTGGAGTAGTCGATTTCACTACCCTTGGTAGCCCTCGCCAGGGCGAACTGTACGTCCTGGTCTGGGACAGGCGGGAGGTATGACTGCGCTAGGCGAGATTCAGCCACCACGACCTTCGGCTTGTCCGCGTTCCGCTCGATGGCGACCAGGGCAGCACCGACACGATGATCGGTCTTATCCAGGTCTTTGCCCAGGGTCTGGACATTATCCGGCTTGGTAGGCGCCGGCGGCTGGACAGGGATTACTTCGGGCTTGGATGAGCATCCTGCCAGCAGGATCAGTACGACTGGCAGGAACGCCCGCATCACTCCTTGCCAGCCTTGAAGACTTCAGCCAGGTCCTTGGCCTTGGCGACCTTGGAGGAGTTGGCATTCTTGACGCCGGCGATGAAACCGACGATGGCGCCAACGGCAAGGCCGGAGGCAAACGTGAGGAGGAAGGTCATACCCCTACTATCTTGTCTGCTTCTTCTTGCTGGTCAACCGTTTCAGCCACCTGTAGACCCGGCCTATCTGCTCAAAGCTTGCGTCGTGCTTGATCGTGTTTGCCATGCGACTTATGACGACGACGTTTCCGGGCACGTATCCCAGGGAAGGATTAATCCTGTCCAGGCTTGGGGCGTGTGGGTGGGGAACGTGATTTTTGCCGGTTTCGTAGGGCACCCTGAGGACCGGGCAAAACTTGCCTATCCTGATGTCTTTATCAGTTATCGAGAATGGGATGCCGTTGTTTTTAGCCCTTTGACGGGCCAGGGATAAGAGAACCTTGGCTGGGTTCGCTTTGCGATAGCGCTGGATCCACTCCACGCGCTCTTGTCGGGTCTTGGCCGTCGCCTATTAGCGCCACTTGCCTTGCCGAAGCAGAAGGCCGATGACGCCGTAGTTCGCGAGGTCGGACCATGAGTCCACGATGGGCTCATTGACCGCCGCCGGCTCGCCCTTCATCTCCTTGGTGAGGAGATTGCGGATTCGGCTGACCTTGTCCTGGGTGCGGACCATGACACCCAACTCGCCGTTCAGACTGATGTTGCTGCTCCCATAATCGCGCTG